TGGTTTCGTTCTTGCGATTACTACGAGAGACGGAATCTGGCCGGGTGTGTGGGCAGGATTAGCTCTTGTCACCACTGTTATCGGCGCAATCATTGGTCTCCTAGAAGGGATATCATAATGTTTGAGTTAGACGAGCAGAGTCCCGCTTCGGACGACAATTATCGCAACAAGAAGAGCTTCATTCTGAAGCTCTGGTTTTGGATGAAGCAATCATGGAAGCGTTAATCATCGGTTCAGTGTTCGCTTACACGCACACTATTGACATCACTCAGGATATTCTTGTGAATCTCCTCTTTATTTGGGCTTTCCAATTATGAATATGATCGGACACCTGCGCTTTCTTCAAATGGACACATTGCAGAAACCAGCAGATCGCACGTTTTTCGGTGAAGTAGCAGATCACTTGACTCATGATGAGAAAGAGGTCTATGCTGTTATCTCGAACACTGATCTCACAGAAGGTCGAGGTAAAGGATTCGTCAAAGCATATTGCTATGAACTATCCACCGCTCGAAGAGTCGGTCATGGTGGTTACATTCAAACTGGGAATTGCCCAATAGAGAAACACAAACTCTATGCGATTGAAGGAACTTCCTACTGGCATGGTCCGGTTGATGTTCTGACCATGACGGAAGCAGATAAAACTAATCAAACTCGTCTTGACGCGAAAACTGAAGTCATCCGTAAGATGCGAGCGGCTGGTATTACTGAAAATGATATAGAGTTACTTAGGGAGAAATGATATGGCGAAAACTGTTTGGAAGTCTATTATTACGATGGGTGGAAAGACACTCGTTGATCTACCGAAAGATGCTGAACCAATCAGTGTAGATGTTCAGTTTAACAGCTATGCAGTGATGTGGTCTATCGTTGATCCAGAAGCTGAGATCGAGAGAATCTCAGTTTTTGTCGCCTGGACTGGTGAACCTCTCCCTGTGAACATCGGTAAGTTTATTGGAACTTTCACAAACAAAGGACTCGTCCATCATACGTTCTTGTTGAAGAGTATGACGTTCGGTCCGAGACTTCAAGAACAGCTTAGGAATTTGTCCCAATACATAGCCGCTGATTGCAGACATGAAGACACCGAAAGTATCGCTGAAATATGCTGTGACGCAAATCGTCTTACGATGCGTGGTTTTCCAGAACTTGATGCTCAGGTGAGTCAGTATATAAATGATTTTGGTTACGAAGCGATGATTGCAGAAGCCGCTCGTCACATAAGACAATAAGAATTGGTCATAGTGGCTGTCGGCTGCTATACTAATGTTAGAAGGGAGCGCACTATGTATGATAACGACCACGCTGTGAAGCGCTATCGTTGTGCGTTCCCTTCCAAACACAAAGGTGAAAAATATGCGTGATTTCTCAGAACAAGAAGTAAATACAATCACTCCTTATCTCGGAGTTTGGTTGACAATTGACGGCGTGAAAACTGTCAACTCCAGAGACGGTGATAAGATGTTCACCGTCACTAAAGGAATGTATATGGTTCACTGGCGCGAAGCTCTCCATCCAACTTACGGTGAGTATACGATTTTCAACAACCTTACATTCGCACTGGAGATGATGTCATGAGCGTATTCAAAGATTACCGAGCCGCTTCCCGCAAGCAACTCGATGTCATGCAAAGTATGATCAAAAAGCGTGAGATGAATAAGCTTACAGATAACGATCCTATTCTTGCTCAGACGTTGCGGGAAGAGATCATCGCAGAAATGAGTTCCTATCTCGACCGCATGGACCTTGTGCCTTCTATGTCTGAAGATTCAAGTGTCATGCTGGACATGTTAGAGGTACTGATGGAAGGCAAGGGACCTCCTACCTATACAACTAGCTGAGATCCTGAGGAGAACTTATCTTCGGACGCGTTCGCCACCCTGCCGCCTTCGCAACTGGTATGTTCTCCTCAAACTTCCACCCATCGCGATAAGATAGCAACGCCCAGTCTATCTTCTTTTGGGTGAACTGATAAATCCCAAACTCGTAAAACTCCTCATACTCTGCTTGTGTGACATTAGCCAGATCGTCGAGAGCCGACTCCATCTCGTCTTCATCCGATATCTCTTCTCGGTTAACTTTCTCAAAGTAATCTTTAAAGAACATACACAACATCCATTCAAGCCCAAAAATAAGATCACGCTTGTCGTGGAATAGGTAAACGCTTCTTGCGCGCGGCTTTTGCTGAAAAGTCTTACGAGGCTCATACCAAACTGAGTTTATGACTATACTTCCAAGATGGACCTTCGAAAACGGGTTGGTTGGACCAGTGTCATCTTGAACGAGATAATCATACAGTTCACCTATAGCTACACGAGGGGGAACATGCCCTGCTCGGGCGGCACGATACAATCTCATAGCGCAGATCATATTTGGGTATTTGTCGAGTCGCAGCATGTTAACTCGCAGTTTTGGGCGGGTCCTGAACATGAGTATTTTGCCATCTTCCACAATACGATTGCGGTATGGCTGGACTGCATGGAGGAGGTCGGGATTTGGGGTTGACAAAACATTGTTCTTTCTAGTATGGTCAGTATGCACCTAGTTATAGGTCTTACACCTTTGAAATACAAGGGTATTTTATCCCAGCCCAAGAGGTATAGAATAATAAGAGGCTGCCGGACGGTTTTTAAGTTGGTAGGGTTTTAGCTGGTGGGATTCTGGTTTGTGCTGGGTGGTTGGTAGTGTGTCATCCTTTTATTATTATATTCTTCTTATTATTATATAAAAGAGGTAAGTATTACAATAGGTTATGGAAATAAAAGGAAGACATACTTGACATAGCAAAAGAGGAATGACTGTCGGGAGGAAATGTCGTTGTGTTCTGCCTTGGGTGGGGATAACTTGGTCCAACGGGAGCGATCTCGCGTTCTTCACTTTCACACGAGCGTAGGCAACAGCAAATGTCCGAAGATTTCAATGTAGATGAATACGATAAGATCAACGTCCGTAAGCGTCCCACATCCCTAATGGCACGATCCTCAAAGGTCGTTATGGTGAGAGAACAGGACGAATTTGGACATTGGCGAGATCGGATAAAAATGTCCCAGATAAAGTTCGGGGATGTGGAAAAAGGTGTCTTCTTGGATAGTTATCGCAAGTGGGGACGCATGGGAGAGGCAGCAGCCGAAGTCGGTGTCTCGACACAGTGCGTTCGTGCCCAAATACACAATGACCAAGAGTTCGCCGAAGCTCTCCTGATATGTGAGGAGGAATACAAGGAGAAGCTCATTGGGCATCATCAAGACTTAGTGTTCAACGGGACAGTGAAGAAGAGTTATGATCGTAACGGTATGCTCGTCTCCGAAGAAACAATCTACCCTATCCGCCTTATCGAAATGGAGCTGAAGAAGCACGACGCTGGATACCGTGAGAAGCAGGAAGTCGCTGTCACTCACTCTGGTGGTGTGTTGGTCGCTCCTTCAGAGATGGGGACTATTGATGACTGGGAGAAGAAGTTCGCTGCGATGCCTGTCATCTCACCGGATCCAGATAAAGTGGAGTAGATGATGAGGATGAAGATGTTTAAGAAGACGTGGTTCAAACTTTTTGACCGATGAAGTCAATCGGACTAGCTCGTTCTGCGACTCTCATTCTATCTGATCTTCATCATCTTCCCTCCTTGATGTCTGTCTCTCTGGGATCCTCATATTCTTCCCGGATAAGTGGAGATAAAAATGAATTTACCCAGATAAAATCGTGTAGTATTGTTGTACTAAGCGAAAACAACAATGGTGAATTAAGATGAAATATTCAGATTTATTCGAAATGAGCGCAGCCCAACATCCCAAGGGAGGCGCTGTTCTTTCTCCTTCTGCCTGTGGTTTTGTTGGGCCTGAGATTGACAAGATAGTTGACAGGTATAACAGAGAGTTGAATGACCCTGACCTGTCCATCACTTTGCGCGGTATGACTCAGCATCATCTTGAAGGCTTGCTGTATATCCAGAAGCTTATCAATGAGGGCTTCTCAGACAGACCCTAGACAAGTAACCCTTTTCATCTGCACCTCCTGGTGTATGCTGGTTAAGTAGGCGATAGCATACACATGAGTGTCTCTTATACGGAGGATTTGTTATGAAACGTATTTAGCCCAAGTAAACTCAATGAACCGAAGGGTCGTTGCTCATTATCGAAATGTTGTTCCCACAACTAGCAAGCAACGACCCTATTTCGGCGACCTACCAATTGACCGATGAAGTCAATCGGACCTTGGCTCCCGGAGCGGACAGCTCTTCATCTATATCTTCATCTTCCCGGCGATCCAGCACACTTTTCGTTTCAGTCTGTAACATTTCGTGTCCACACTTTTCGTTTCAGTCTGTAACATTTCGTGTCGACACATAATGTGTCACTCTGTAACATTTCGTTACCACACGTTTCATTTCATCCTGTAACATTTCGTTACCACACGTTTCATTTCATCCTGTAACATTTCGTTACCACACGTTTCATTTCATCCTGTAACAATCCGTTACCTTGACGTGAACACGTTTCATGTCAAGTCGTAACAATCCGTTACCTTAGACTGAACACGTTTCGTGTCACTGTGTAATATTATGTTACTTGTCACCAGTTGGCTTTTACACTAATCTGAATATAGGAGCTGCAAAACGCAGTGTCCATAACAAGGTGAATAAAATGTCCAATACTACAAAAGCTTCCGCACCCAAGGCAACCGTAGCTCCCAAGGCAATCGCCCCAAAAGCTGCTCCGGTCGTTACTAAGGCCACGGCGCTTCAAAAGCCGGAGCCAAAGGTGGTCCCACAGGCTCCCCTCTTCTCCATGGGGCCATGGCCTGCAAAGTCCCAGGGTGGGAACTCGGTTCGTGCCTACTGTCACACGGTCGCGGTCGCTCTTAATAAGGCCAATCCGGATGGTTTCACGCTCGCTCAGTTGGCAAGCGCGTTCGCAGGTGGCGCATCAGGCAGCACAATGCGTCAGCCCGGAACTGGTTGGGGAACGGTAGCAAAGCCGAACGGCGCGGCGCTGACTCATGCCAACTGGTTTGCACACGTCAAGCAAGGCTGGCTCTCCCCTGTTGCAAAGAAGTAACACTACATCACGCGCGTCCTTCGGGGCGCGCGTTTTGCTTTACCCTTTATGATTGGTTCTCCAAATGTCAATGTCCAATAGCACCAAACGTCGTCTCGCTCGTGCCCGCGCCCGTAAGTGGGCAAAAATAGCACAGTTCGCAGCCGTTGCCTTCGCAGCGCTTGCATTTGCAGCCCTCCTAGGTGGCAGTCTCGCGGTGCATACTCATGCAGTTCAACAGGCTGTGCTATATTAGCAACAGGGTCACCCCGCCCCGAGCATGGTGGTGTGGCCTACGGGCAACACATGTGGCCTCACCCCCGACCGTCTCCCCCACCCTTCCAGATCCTATAAAGCAAAACCACGATCCAAAATCCAAAAAAGAAACTTACAATCATAAAGGAATATTCACATGAAAATATGTGAAGGCTGTGGAACATCAAGGTCACTAGAGAAAATCAAAGAAGACAACCCAAGAGCCGTGTCTTGTTGTCCCCAGAGGTTCATGCGAGAGTTAACATGTGAAGAGTATGAGTATCTTCGTGAGAATAACTCCAGGTTCCAGCGAATCTGCAGAATAGCGGCCTTGTCTGCCCAATAAACACGAGCTAAACTGCAAACGCATCGTGTGATTTTTATTGGAAACGGTGCGTGTGTGAACGCCATTTGGGATGATAGTAGATGACCGTGAAGTTCCCTGACAATGTTGTGTGGAAACCGATGGCGGGGAGCCAGGAAGCTTTCTTGTCGGCGACTCCGATCTTCGAAGTACTCTATGAGGGAACTCGTGGTGGAGGCAAGACAGACTGTCTGTTGATGTCATTCGGAATGCACGTCGGGAAAGGTTATGGACCCGCGTGGAAAGGAATTCTGTTTCGCCAAACATATAAGCAGCTTGGAGACGTTATTTCGAAGACTCAGAAATGGTTCAAACTGATCTGGCCTGATGCTAAGTTCAACCAGTCAGATTCGAGCTGGTCGTGGCCGGGAGGAGAGAAACTTCTTCTTCGTCAGTTCATGAAGCCTGATGACTACTGGAATTATCACGGACACGAGTACCCCTGGATCGGTTGGGAGGAAATGTGTAACTGGGCCAGTGACGAAGGTTACAAGAGAATGATGTCTTGCTGTCGTTCGAGCCAGAAGGGTATGCCTCGGATGGTACGGGCGACTACGAACCCATATGGACCTGGACACAACTGGGTGAAGCATAGGTTCAAGCCTAATGTACTGAACATGCAGGTTCGTGCAGACCTGATTGACGATCTAGGTATGAAGGAGCCACCTCGGCTCTCGATTCACTCGCATATCGATGAGAATATCGCGCTCTTGGAAGCTGATCCTGACTATAAGCAGAAGATCGCTGCCTCTGCACGGAATGCGTCAGAACGAAAAGCCTGGATGGAAGGCTCGTGGGACATTGTATCAGGAGGAATGTTTGATGACGTTTGGAATGCCGATTTCAATAAGGTGGATCCGTTCGATGTACCACTGGAGTGGAAGATTGTACGCTCGTTTGACTGGGGCGCGAGCAAGCCGTTC